TCTCGAAATCCACCCTCCCGCTTGTGGGGATAGCATAAATAAATCCACTCATTTGTCATTTCCCATTTTCAATTTTCAATTTTTGATTTTATTATCAATCTGAAATCTTAAATCGCCAATCTCAAATCCTCAATCACTCGTTTCGCCTCTCTCTTGGCGGTCAGCGCTGACTGGCAGGCCTGCTGGTGCTGCTGTTTCTGCTCTTCCGGCATTCCTGCCGTATTCTGCCTGACTAATTCATAATATGCCTGTTCCGCCTGTCTTAGTTCTTCCACCGCCTTTTCGAACTTTGGGTTCAGCACTTCCTTTGTCTCTTCCGGCTTTGGTTTCTCTGTTTTTGCCATAAATCCACCTATTCCTTTTCAATCGTCAATCGTAAATCTTCAATCTACAATGCCCCTGTATGCTCCTGGCTACCTCGTGGGCAGTTTTTATTTGCCAAACCGACCTGTTACACCCTGTTGGGGCCTTTTCGCCCCTGCCTGCCCCGTTTATCAGCTAATCCTGCCGGCCAAAAGGTAGCTTCCACAATTTTGCCTTTTGATTTTTAATATTTGATTTTTCTTATGTTATTCCGGTAATCGCGATAATATCAGCGGTACCATCCCATGTCGGGGTGACCCGCGCTGAGCCGCCGATTCGCTGGCCATGAGCGCCCGTGATGTTTTCGAAGTGGGCCATGCCGGCATTGACGCTGAAAGTGATTGGGGCAGCGCCGCGGACCCCTCCTTCCACCTGATTCTGCAAAATAATCGTCGAATCGGTCGCTCCCTGGACGATACCGTCGATGTCCCAGCTTGCAAGTGCATCGAGGTCGAATGTCTTAACGGTGAAGAAGGGTGCCCGGTTCATTATTCCGACAAAGGTCGGATATATTCCGCCGTCGGCGAAGATGATTTCAAGATTGATGCCGAAATCCAGCGTCATATCATCGACGCCGGGCAATGCTGTGCCGTTGACTGTGACAGGGCCAAGCGTATAGATTTCATTGGCTGCATCCTGACCGGTTTCCAGCGACTGCAGTGTCGTCATCGTTATAGGCGCAAGGATACCATTACTGCTTACCGGTACTGCGCGATAGCCGATAGTTGCTTCCCTGCTCTGGGCGGCCCTGATTTGGGTCGGGATGATAATGCCGGCTACCGCGACCACTTTTATATTCGTGGATGCCCCTCCCCGTTTGCCGCCGGCCAGCATTCTCTGGAAATAAAAGGTATCACTGCTCATGGCGGCCCCACTGATGCCGCCCACGCCGGCCAGCGCCGTCTTGATTGCGGTCGCATCGAATGTTATCTCCGGCTGCATCTGGCCGATGCTGACGAATGTCGGGTCCACCGCGCCGCTTCCCGATGAGATAATCTGCTGCAGATTAGGGGTCAGGTTGAGGTTCTGCACACCCTTAATCAGGATACTTGCATGTTTAAATGCGGATATTACATATTGATTTCCCATTTTATTCTCCTTCTATAATTTCTATCCGCCTTGGCGGATTCCATAATTTTGCATTTTGATTTTTGATATTTGATTTTTATTCAACAATTCCCCAGTTGACCATTAACCTGATTCCGTTTATAAATTTTCCCGCCTTCTCTTTGTATTGGGTCGGTCCTTCGATGAGTGTTATGCTGTTGATTGCGAACTTCCCTGCCTGTCGGCTCAAAGTCCACATCTCCGCCAGCACCGTCTCTACCTTATTGAGAAAATACAGCTCCGCATTTTTCGGCACTTTCTTATAATCGACGGGGATAGTATCTTCGAACCGCAGTTCGAGGTCCCCCCCGACATTGTCGGCATCGACTGCAATTGTTTCATCCTTATCGTTATCCGTCCTGCATACCAGTCCGAACGGTTTTATAAATACGCCGTCCGCCGGCGTGTATGCCGTCATAAACAGATAATTCCTCGCCTCAACGCTGTCCGCCGCCCCTGTCCATGCCTGGAAGCTCTCGCATTCGGCGACGAGGTTGCGGAGGTTGACCATTGCCTTGCCCCGTGCCCCCGTCGGCACTACCTCATCCGCCTCGGCCGTTCCGAACCATAGCACCTTATCCCGCCCGAACCATCGGTCATTTATATCATAAGATGCACCCAGTTTTTCGCTGTAGAATATATGATATGTCCCCGCCGTTGTGCAGGATGATGGGAATACCTTCGTATAGTACCCGCCCCCTTTATCGTCCATTGCATAAGCGCATTCCGCTTTGCGTGCATTGTCCCATGTCCCAACCACTTCAAGTAAGTTATCTCCGACATCCCAGACCTTGGCATCATCCTGCGAACGGATAATTGCATAGACCGTTTTTCCTGTTGTGTGCCCCGCCGCTAACATTGAGCGTTCCTCGATGGAAGCAGCACCGTTTATGAACTTCTCAAGATAAAGCATCCGGTCGTTTATATCGATATCATCGCCTAAGCGGACAAAGTAGAACGCATCCCAGACCCCGTCGTCGCACCCTTTCGGGAAATTCTCTGTGTAATATCCGCCCCCTCTGTCCGGCAGGACAACTGCGCACGCGGCCTTGCGGCTGTTATTCCACGTCCACAGCGCTTCTTCCGCACCTGTTGTGGTGTTGTAGATATTGCCGTTCAATCTCCTCCGCAGGACTGCATAAGTGGTCTTTTCGAGCAAATGTGCTATAGCAAGTTTTTTAATCATTTTTCAAATAAATTCTTCCACATTTTTGATTTTTGCATTTTGATTTTTAATTTTTCTATGGGAATCCTCCGCTGTTTGACAGCCACAAATCGGCTATTCTGCCTGCAATCGTGGCGCTGTCGTTCGGGTCATTTACCTGGTCTTTTATAGCATTTATGTCGCTGACCAGCCCGGCGAGGGTCTGCTGCAGCTCGTTGGTATCTTCAATGATTATCGTTTGATTTGCGACCGTGGCAAGCGGCGTATCTGAACCAGTTAATCGTATTCTTGCCTCGCCATTGGTATCCACCGCTGAAGTATCAGCAAGTACCAATGTTGTATTTGCATCTGCCCTTTTGGAATAGATAGCAGCAGTATTGGCATCAACGGCAGGATTGTATTCCGCAGAGCCAGTCCAGCTCAATATATACCCATCTGAATATGTGGTATTCGGGTTGAACAAAGTAGAATTTGAATCGTAACAGAAAATCAAATAATCCCCCGCAGGTGTATTCACATCTGGAAATGTCCCCAGATATAATCCCTTGCCAGTGTTCTCGGTCAGATTTATACCTCGATACTCTTTGACAACCGAAGAGGCGAAAGCGGAAGTATTGGTATTCCAGTGATAATGGTTTGACTTTTTTATTATAGTAAAACATCTGGTCAGTCCCGTCTCGCCAGGAAACTCAATTTCATCGGCAGCCCAAAGATATAATGTCATTAACAAAATAAATAATAAGGCAAATAATTTTTTCATTTTCACTTCCTAACAGTCATATAAGAACCCACCAGCACGGAACTCGTATATGCAGTCGCCATGTTTTGTGCGAATTGAACCGTTAAAGTGCCACCGGCATTGACAGTGATAGTGCCTTTAATGCTTGCGTTTACGGTGGCAAGAGTTGCAAGGGCGACTGATGTACCTAACGCCGTAGCACGAGTAAGAGCATAATGACCAGCGGCGGAATTAGTCCCAACATCATAAACAATCGAAGTTGCCGTTAACGTGTTTGAGGTAGATACTGCACATTTATCTGCCGTACCCGTTCCTGATGATATAAACAAGGTAACTTCAAAAGTATAAGTCTGACCGGCATCAAGCGTGACGGAAAGACCTGGAATGTTCGCAAGATTGGTATCATTATATTTATCAAATTGAGTCGAAACTCGACTATTTGCAGTCACGGAACAGGGGTCACTTTCGGGAGTCTCCCCCCAATTCCCGTTTATAATATCGCTCGGTGTTCTTACAACCAGTTTCCCCTCATCAACCAAAACCTTCGCCGCATCGACTACGCTCTTAAAATATGGATAATTGACATCGCCTGCCCCTTGGTCATCGCACTGATGAAAGACAAATACCGCAATGCCGTGGTCGGCGGCAGCAGCCGTCAGCACAGCTGAATGATTAGTTCCATTTGTCCCAAGACTGTAGGGTTGAAAACTTAGATTATAAAAAGTCAACGGATAATACCAGCCATAACCGAAATTAGTCAATACATCCAAAAAACCACCCATCATTAAATCGTAGTCATCCCGATTACAGCCGTACCCAGGCGTTGAGACTATCTTTGCCCCATTTCCAAATCCGTTATCAGTTAACCATTTCCCGTTGACTCGCAAACAAGATTTTTTCTGCTCTAAAGTCTTGTTTTGCCAGTTAATACCATCTTGATTTGGATACATCGCAACCAAATGCCCTGCACTTTTAAGCTGATGCAAATCAGCCATTGTCATATAGCCGCTGCCATTGCCGGTATTCGGTTTGCTGGCATAGAAAGTGCCAACCATTCCTTTTGAGTTCAGATACATCGCCGCTCTTTTTTGTTTAACATAACTGCCATCAAAACCAAAACAGACAATGCCAGGAGTAGTGGGTTGCGTGTAGAACATCAACCGACCGCAGGTTACAGCAGGAGTAGTACCTTCAACTTTATTGATATTAACCGTTATGGTCGTTATATTAGCCAAATTCATTGAACCTTTGGACGATACGAGAGGAACACTTAATGACAACCAGCCAGGCACAAGGGGGCCGCCAGTGAAACCCGAACTTGCAGCACTTGTCACAAGATGATATATCACCACTACATCGTTTGAATCCTTTAAGTAAATATAAAGGGATGTGATATTTGTCCACGATGAATTTCCACTGCCCTCGTGCACATAAACATTAAAGACAAGATGACAGTTATTTACATTCTTCGCAGGACTCCAGACCTTATACATCGTAGCCGATGTCCCGGAAGCAAGCGTCTGCATCTTTGTTCCGGCAACTGTCGTGCCATCAGTTGCTTGATAATTTGTGGTATCAGATGATAATGTCGGAGTTCCCTCGTTGGAAACCCAATGGCCAGAACCGAAGGTTGTGTCCGAGAAATCTTCAATATGTTTAATTGCACCAATTCGTGTAAGTCTTGGGCTGGGTGCCGCACCTCTAACTGCGTAAGGGTCTCTGCTTGACCCCAAAGTTCTTGCAAAACAAACTATACCCAACCCCAAAACCAGCAGAAGTGCAATTACGATTTTCGATTTTCGATTTCCCATTTTCAATTTTTCTTTACTTCAATCCTCAATCGGCATTCGGCATTCGGCAATCTGAAATCTTCAATCTGAAATCCTCAATCTAAAATCCTCAATCTAAAATCCCAAATCATCTTATTCCTGCTTGAATTTTGCTATACAGGGCCGTTTTAATAATTCATCTTTCAGCTCAATAGCAACACTAAGCGTATCAGCGGAGTGTTTATCTACCGCCTGAATGGCCTGCGTATTTGCCGCAATTACGATATTGTTTTCTTTCAACACCTTCAATAACTCCCGGATAAGCCATATAAGAATGCCTAAAAGGATTACGCTGAATCCGGCAAATCCGTATTGCATAACCGGAGTCATAAGGTTTGTCGTTACCGTTTCATTCATATATTCCCCGCTATCATTTTCGATTTACGATTTATAATTTATGATTTCTTAATTCTTTTTCTCTTTCAATCGACATTCGGCAATCGGCATTCGGCATTCGTCATTCGGCAATCGTCAATGTCCTACACCTTTTTCTTATGCATTTTATTATATTTGCTCGTCGCCTCATTCCATCGGCACTGCAGGTCCACAAATCCCGAGCTGATGCCGATAATATTAGTTACTGCCCAATCTTCTCCTTCTGCAGTTACGATGCCGTCTGCATATTCCACCGTTGCTTCCGGGACCGGTATCGTGATTTGGCGTGTCTTTATCGATGTCTCGCCCAGTTCATCGTCCCTGATTTCGCCGTCTATCGGCCCAAGTATCGCGTCCGTTTCAAATCCCTCACCGCCCTTGGGTGTAAAGGTGATTTTGTCTTCGTCTTTGAATTTGAACTCGTCGAACACCTTTTTGTTCGCCTTTTGCATGCTCGTTTCGAATCTGCTGCCCATAATGTCCTTATCTCAAGTATGGGCGACAGCCGGTTTTAATGGCTGTCGCCCCAAACCGAATCGGCGAAAGTGCTACAAATTTATCTGTACAAAAGTAGCGCCATTGGCAGCATTATTGTTATCGATGATGTATCCTGCATGTTGCTGGTATTTGGCAGTTGCGCTGGTCGGGTCATGTATATCGAGGCTGCCATCATGTCTGAATACCACTTCTCTACTGTGAGCTGTTTTGCCGACGGCATCCTGAGGCGCTATCCACATTTTAACCTTTTTCAGCAGCCAGAAAAATTTACCGCTGCCGCTGATATAAGAAGCGGGTATCCCGGCTATCGAAGTCCCGGTGTCGGTACCAAATTTAATCGAACTATAGGGGGAAGGCATGCAGAAAGCGTATGTTGCAGTTGTAACGGCGCGAACCAGACCGTTCTTAAAATAAACGGTGCAGGCCGCACCGGATAGTGAAGCATCATTGCCCGTAATAACTCTCTGTTGGACCTGTTTGTCTTGGTCTGAACCGACATCCTGATCACTGATTAGTAATAATCCGCCTTTAAGTTCATCTTTCAGGAAGGCAGGATGCGTGGCGGCGGCAAATGTCACCTGCTTATCCCCGATGGCCTGGTTTGCTCCGAGGAGTGTAAAATCGATTCCATCGGACATTGCCAGATGGAATTTATTACCGCGACCGGCCCAGCATACACCGCTTGATTTGGAATAAATGGCCTCATCTCCATTTGGCATTACACGGGGGGTACCTATTGGATAATTTTGAGTGGTACTTACCTCGCAGAGTTCCTGTTCCACCCCGCCTGCCAGCAATTCACCGCATATGATGTCGTAATTTCTATGCTGCATCGCAACGAATTCGTTCAATTCAATCTCGGCCTCACCATCGGTGGCTGTCAGGTCCTTTGTCAATGTGCCAACCAGAAAATCTGCATTCGATAGCGTCGTCGTGGCAGCGCCTGTCCCGGCCGTCCCGCCGTACGGATTGCCGTCCTCGTCCCAGCCGATATTGCCACCGGCATTGCCTGCGACTGCTGCCGCCCTCATTTTGACCACACCTTTGACCTTGACGGAGCCGCGTACAAGAGCGGCAATGGCTGTGGCACATATTCCAGCGCGTCCGGCGACCTGTACGACCTGCCCGGCCGTCTTCGCGGCCGCCGGCGTATAATCCAGGAAATCCCCTTCCTGTAAATTCTGAGCTTCTGTATTCATAATTTTCTCCTTGTGAAAAAGGGTTAATCAATTTTTAATTCTTTACAATTCCATCGGAACTGTCCTACAATTTTTTCTTCTTCTTTCCCCGTGGTTTCTCAACTGGCTTCTCAACCGGCTTATTGACGGCTTCATCAATTGGCTTCTCGACCGGTTTCGGTTCCGGCTCCGTTTTGGCCGCCGGTTCCGGAGACAATCCTTTTAATGGTGCCCTGCAATTGAAACACAGACCTTTGCATAACTCACCGTTGCCGTGTTTGGTGATATCGTAGCGCAGGCCTTCTTCGGTCTCGACCAGCTGGTTATCCATCCCGCAGGAACATTGGACTTTTTTCATAACATTTCCTTTCTTTTTTTTCGTCCATCGTCCATCTTCTGTTGTCTGTCATCCGTTGTTTATCCGACGTTCTTCTGCATCCCGCGGTGGTCGAGGCTCTTGCATCCGACATCGATGAATACGCGGTAAATAAGTCCCATCACGTTCGGGCCCGCGTTGAACTGCTCGAGCGTCGGCTCCTGCCTGCCGTTGAGGAACGCCACCACGATGGTATCGACGATGTTCGGATCGCCCGTAAGATACCATGTCACTGCCGAATAATTGGTATATGCGAGGTTGCTCAATCGCCCTTCGCTGACCACCTCAAGATTGAGGTCTGACATAGCATTGTAAGATGGTACTATCGCATCGGTTGTGCCCCTGATTATGAGGGTTGCGCTCTTGAGCAATTCCAGGGCTGTGAACTTCAGGTCAGGTGGGACAAGTAGTATTCTCGGCTCGACGTTGATGGGCTGGTTGTCCTTGTCAGTCTGCTTCATAAGAGCCACAATGGCTGCGGCTAATTTGTCTTTGGCAAGCGCAGCCGATGTATTGAGGTTCTTATGGTCCGCGTGGAATAGGGCTACATTATCCGTCATTGCCCCGTTTGCCAGCAGGTGTGCATAGACAAGGTCTCCCGCCTTGCGTCTCGCTCTGGCTCCCATCGCCTGCGGGACTGTGGTAAGTGCTCGCAGGTCATCGTTGATGATGTTCTGCCGCGTAATGCCGAAGTTCTTGGCATAAGTTGCAACACTGTACTTCTCATATTCCTCGGCGGCGCCGCCGTATTTAACCTCTCCGCTGTTGCCGACCTGTTCAAGCTGGCCCGTATCGGTCAGACGTGCCCCGGTCACTTCCTTGAAATCCGAGACACTCGTCACACCGCACCATTTCTCCCACGTTGACAGCACGCTGGTGTAGCCCTTGAGCATGCTCTTTTTGGCGATATTACCGAGTATAATCGGCAACTCCATCGTCGTGAACGCCGCCCTTATGACCTCTTCACGCCCGACCGGGATCGCCTGACCCGCGAATAGAAGGGCCTGCCGGCAGACATCGATTAGCGTCATATCGCGGTATCTTCGGGCCGCCTCGACCCGCTGCTCGCCCTTGGCCTTGTCGCTGCGGACGACATCTTCGCTTCCCGCTCGAAGCAGCATTGCATCTTCGAGTATTTCGCGGTTGACTCCGCTTAGGACCTCGATGTTCGGCGCCACCTTTGCCCGGCTGCTGCGTACGGCTGTCAGCACCTCGGCCCGTGCCTTGTCGATGTCGCTACCATCCGTGATGCATCTTGAAATCACCTCCGCCGGCACATCATCCCCGCCGAGGCTTTTGATTGCCTCGACCCTCTGCCGCTCCATCCTGATCGCTTCAAAGGCGATTACTTTCGGGTCGGCAGCAGGCGGGTCAGCCGGAGGGCTTATCCGTTGCTCGCCTTTCTGTCCATCATCCTTCGTCCCTCGTCTCTCTTTTCCGGAATCAGGCGGGTCAGCCGGCTTGCTGCGCTTCATTTCAGCATCGTACTCGGCCTTCAGCTCCGTCCGCCTATTATCGTCAAGGGTATCCGGATTTTCGCCCCTTGCGATCAGCCATTCTCTGAATTTCTTGTCCATAGTTTTTTCTCCTTTAGAAATAGTAATATTCTGTTCAAATCTGTTTTTCGCATCCTCATCAGCGGCTATAGGACAGACGCTGTTTTCCTTGACTTCCCATTCGGTCGTTACCCGCAGGTCGCGTGTCGGCGAGGCCCTGAAAACCCTGCCTGCGACATTTGCCTCATGACCTTTTTCGATGACCACCGAATTGATTACCCTGTACCCGATGGAGTTGTCCTTGAGGTGTTTTTCTTTTACCAGCGTCCATGCATGTTCGGCCTCATCGGAACTGCTGAAATAATTTTGCCCGATAAGTTTATCGCCTTCGGTACGGAGATTTCGCGTGCTGCCGAGTTGTTTCTGCACGGTCGAACGATCGTGTGTGTCGAGCATTGGTATTTGCCCGTTTTCCGGCATTCTGCACCCGTTCATCAACAGCACTTCTTCGATGACCTGCCAGCGGTTCCAATCCATAACAAGGACCGGGTTCTCCGTGGCAATTACCGCCTCGATGGATCGTGTCTTCTCATCGAGCGTATCTGCCCTGAGCTGATAAATACGCGTGGTGATATCACGCGTCTGCATCTGAATATCATCGGATGATTTTTTCTTTTCTTCCTTCGCCGCCTCGAATGTCCCTCCTCTTGCGCTGCAGACCTTGCGCGCCTCATCCGCCGTCCAGTTCTCTTTCGGGAACCGTAACGCCTGTATCTCGCTGCCGCCTTCGCTCTTTATGCCGTAAATCACGTCGATGCATTTACCATCATGTTTCTGATCGCAATTGACCCGGCTGAATTTTTTGTATTTATTAGGGTCTTCCAGCCGGCAGCTATGCTCATTCGGATATGGTCTCGTGTCTAAATTATTCGCTGTTCGTTTCATTATTCTGTCCCTTTTCATTTTTCGAATTTGTCTTTGTACTCAGCCACGGTATCCCCAGCTCTTCGCACAAGTCCTTTTCTTTCTTTATCTGCCCCAGTTCCCGCTCCCAGTCCTTGCCCTGCATCGCGTATTCCGTTTTGAGATTTGTCGTTAGGCTTAAGCGCCGCGTGTTCTGCGCATCGGCCTCTTTCTTCGGGTCCACATGCTCGCTGCCCGGCCAGTTCCATTCCGGCCTGGCAAGTTCTACAACACTATTGAAATATTTGAAATACCCGGGTATGAGAACCGCCTCCCCCAGCCAGGCGTAGAATATGCGGTTGCATTCATGCGCCTCTAACCAGTTCCGAATCGTCCTGATGAACCTGTAATAAACTTGCCAGTCTAATCTGCCCGATGCGTAATTGTATTTTGCCGAGTTTGCCGCCGCCACATTGAACGGCATACAGAGACAGCGCGCTATTTCGTTGATGATTTCATTCTTGAACATCTCGTAGGTCGTCGCCGGATGTTCCGGTTTGAGCTGGTTCATCTTACTGCCCATAGGCAATGTAAGAAGCGAATTGCGGGGAATCTCGACCTCATCCATTGTATCAACCGGGGGTTGTTCTGCCCCAAAGGCATCTGTCTCGATTGCCCCCATCGGATTGGCCACCGATTCCGCATTCTGGATTGTTGCAAGAGTAAATCTGCGGAGTTGCGCGAATAACGATAGTGATGGTGTTATCCACGGCATCCCCCGCGATTGCCCGGGCCTGTTCTGCCGGTAGAGATGTATAGTTTGAGAAGCCGGAATTTTATTGTAATCGCCGAATCCGCCGAAATTGGCCGCCGACCCCGGATGCTGGTTGAGTATGTAATAAAATGCCGGTCGGCCATTTTCATCGTATTCGATGCCATCCCTTATTCTTTCATCGTTTATTCTTCCCGTCATCAGGCCGAAAGGCGATGCCAGTCTGTCCGGTTCAATCACCCGAAGCCGTAATAATGGTTCCGCTCTTGCCCTCGTCCAGTTCTTCTGTGTTTCGATATTTTCAAAAACTATAAGCCCTTCTCCTGATTCGCATTGCTGTCGGCCGCCTGTCAGGGCCAGTATTTCCCCGAAAGTTATCCTGCCCTCGATGTCGCAATTCTGAGACCAGCGATAAAATTTTTCCTCGAGTTCAGTATCTGCATTCGGATTGCCTGTCGCCAACTGCAGGTCGGGCCCTGTCCCCACAAGGTCGTTCGCCAGCGTGGCGATTATCCCCTCGGCGTATGAGTTGTTGCGGATTTCATACCGTGCGCGGTTGCGTGTCGTCGGCAGGTCCTGCCGAATCCAGAAATCCGCATCGCTTGCATCGGCGTAGAGCCAGTGGTTTTCATTGTGCCGGCTTATCGCCGCCGCATCGTAAGATCGGATTCGTTCCCGCGGCATATTGCTTATCACAACCGACTTTTTCACCTGGTTCTTTTTGATTTCAAAACCTAATAATTTCATTTTTTGTCGATAAACTAAAAACTCAAAACTAAAAACTCAAAACTGCTTCTCATCTTGCCCCTCCGGCCTTCAGGTTTATTATCCCGAATGGTTTTTTATTGGTCACCTGCTGCTGCAAATTGGCGTAATATTTTCTCGCATCAATTAATTGGGTTAAGCTTCGATATGTCACCGACCGTCCCCCTTCCTGCATGGAGACCGGCTCGCCTGCCCATTCCAGGATTGCCGCATCGATTGCCGTTATGATTGCCGCGTAATCAGCCATTATTTTTTTACCACTAAGACACTAAGTTTTTATTTTTTGTGTCTTCGTGCCTTCGTGGCGCCTCTTAGATCAAAGAAAAAAGCGCCAAATGCAGGGGTGCGGCCCCGCACGGCGCTTTAATTTCTCTGACCAATCCGCCTACGGCGGATAAATATTGTAAAGAACTGCCCTTGTACTCGTCAGGGCGAAGCGCCCTGCCGTAACCTGAAGGGACTTTACATTAGTGATTTTCGACTAATCGAACAAATTCTGTCAATGACAAAAACCGGATTTTTCAGGAGATGGGCTACCGGTAGCCTTTTTTTTTGTTTATGGGCTACTAATAGGAAAGAATTTTTGCAGATTTCGATGATTTATTGCTCGTATTTTACTGAAATTCGGTCGAGACCTACCAAAAACTCGGCGCGGACTGGATAGAGTTTATCTTCATATAAATTACCGATAAAGATAGCTCCGCTGATTGGCTTTCCATTCAATATGACCTTTCTGGTTATGAACCGGCTCTGTTTTTTAGGCTTTTGTTTTTTCTTCACTATTTTTCACCTCATTGAAATCATAATGACGCGGATTTCGCTGATTACGCAGATTTTAATTTATTGGTATAAGAACGATTGCATCACCCCTGCCCTTTGCGCAAGGGTATATTTCGCCCGAATCTGTACTGTCCGGTTCATAATGCCCCTCGCAAATTTCGGCAAGTGGAGAATAATCATTGCCCTCAGCATCCTTTTGAACGATTATGATACTTTCATCAGGATATTCTGCCAGCATTTCAATCAATTGTTTTTTTGTTATTGCCATATTTTCACCTCATTTTTTTGGATCTATAAACGCCCATTTTTTAACTTCTTCTATGGTCGGTTTTCTGTATCCGGTAGAATATTTTAATTTTTCAATACTTCTCCGCCGCATGCTTTTCTCAAATCATTTATCAATTTCCGGTAGAATTGTTTGAAACTGGGGACGCCTTCCATCTTAATCTCAATTTTAATATTATCTCGCGGCATTTTTCACCTCACTTAAAATTATCAATAATCAATCATCAATAATAAATGGTTTAATCTTCTTTTTCAATAGTTTCTTTTGTCCTGACTTTTTTGCCGCAATATCTGCATATTTTATACCTGCGGATCGCCCCAAATATCGGGATAGTTTTTACCGTGTCCCAGGGCCTGCCCTCTTCATCGCGAAAGTCCTCGCACCCGCAATTCGGGCATTTCAAGCCAACCTGTTTTTTCTTTTCGTTCATTTTCAATTATCAATAATCAATTATCACTAATCATTTACCTGAGTCTCTTCTGCCTCTGCAGTTCCGACAGTACTATTTTTTTCTTTTGACCCGCTGCCGCTGCGGGCGCTACCTTCTCGCCAGCACCTCTTAGGTAATGCACACCCTTATAGAATCCCGCCGCCGCCGCAAGGACCGCCGTATCAAGCGAGTGTGTCTGCGCACCCTGAGCAACCGGCTTCCATATCCATTTGACTCCGCCCCTGGTGTCCCTAACCTTGACCTTCTGCTCGTTCGAAAATTCCGTAAGGTAGTAAAACGGAATCTCATCGTAAAATGCCGTCAATGGTTCTGTGATAATTTTGCCCTGCTCATCTAATCGCGGCTCCGCCCAGCTCTGCACCTGGTTTTTGAAAAAGTGCGTATCGATAATCATAAGCTGCATTCCGCGGTACCTGCTTCGCTGCCTCGCTGTCAATCTTCTCTCCGTAGCGCTCTCGAGTTCCGATGGCCGCAATGGTTTCAGGCACGGACCGACCTCGCCTTTGGTCGGTATTGTCAGCCCGGGTCTCTGCCGGCAGTACTCGTAAACATCATCCGGCTTGTATCCTGAATCGATGAATAGACAGACCACCGGCAGCCATAACTTTTTCTCATTTGCCGTCCCATCCGCCCACGGGAATGCGCTTAGCAATACCATTTTGTCGAGCTCCTCGAACGACGGCGCTGTCCCGCTTGCTATAATATAATTTTTCAAACCTGTAGCGAACCCTCTTACCTCATAATCTATCCGCACAATCCCCCTCGCCTCTGATTTATGATAGTCCGCCGCCGCCACTAATGTCACGCAATCCGCCGGCACCGTCCCGCGAGAAAATCCGCCGACAAGTTTCCTCAATTCGCTCGTCTTTAATTTCTTCCCCGTCTCCTCGAATGCAACCGCGTCAATCGAATTCTTGAAATCCAGCAGTTTGCCGACGGCAATCCCTTCTTCCGTGTTCGCCTCGAACCATTGCGCCATAATCTCCGTCCAGCTAATCCACGGGCTGATATATGCCGTGTAATTGAACCCGCTGTGTCTTTTTGACCGCTCCGGCTCACCTTTTATATTGCCGTTCGCATCGATTGTTTGTCCTTTCGGCAGCCAGACGCCCGCCGCGACAATCCTCTCTTTCTCCATTTCTTCAATTCTCACTGCGCAATGCTCGCATTCGTACCATACAGCATTTTTATTTTTTCGGATTTCATCCGGGTCCCTCAGCGTTTTCGGTATTTTAAGCTGGATGAATTTCCAGATACTATATTCTCCGCATTGCGGGCAGGGACAGTAATACTGCTGCTGGTTCGATTTTTTGTATTCGACCGTTATATAACCATCCGTCGTCGTCGGCGTCGAGACCTTGACGATTTTCCTGTCCCAGAATGTCAGCGTTCTTTTGCTGGCTAAATCGATGGGATTGGCCTCTTTACCCATAAACGGCGGGTATTTATTGACCTCATCGAGGAACAGGTACCGGATTGGCTTTGCCGACAGGCCTGCCGGCGAATTGCTGCCGGCGAAATAGAGCGTCATGTTATCGAAATAGAATTCTTTTTTCGACAGGTCCCATACCCTTCCCGTTGTATGCTCTACCATTGCCGGACTCGATTGCACCATCGGTTTGAGCCGGTTCTCGACTGCATAATCGCAATCCTCGTCCCTGGCCATAACCAAAAGTGCCGGTCCCGGGTCCTGCAGCACCGCCGACATTATCATATTGTAAATCGATTCCGTCCCCGCGAACTGCGGCGGCTTCTGAATTGTCTCTTCTTCTACTTCCGGGTCGCAGAAGGCATCCATAATCGCCCGCATCTGCGGCACGCGGTCCGTTCGCCATGGCCCCGGCTCTGCGCACGAGCGTGCATCGAGAACGCGGTTAAGGTCAGCACATTCGCTGACCGTAATGCGTTCCGGCATCCTCCACGCCTCGCGCTCCGCCGCCGACCAGATTTTAATTTTCGATTTGTGATTTGCGATTTTCAATTTTTATTCACTTCAATAGTAAATCTTCAATCTTCAATCTTAAATCTTCAATGTTCTCACCTTGCAAATCCTTCGATTATTTGCCTGTTTTCCTTATCCAAAAGCACCTGAATTTTTCGCGGGTCCGTGAGCGCCGCTAACTGCATCGCAAGTTTCCTGCCCTGTCCGAGCAGGGCGCGTTTGACCGTCAGGATCTTCTGAATGTTGTTCCTCTCTACATCATCTTTTCTAATATATCCGCCCTTATCTCTTTCGAACTCCCACCTTTCCCGTTCATCGCGGGTTGTTTTTATGCCCGCCTCCGCCTCATCCTTTTTTAATTTTGTTTGTGTTGGTTTTTTCCCTTCGTTCGCCGCGAATAATTTCAATTGGCTGCGTAAATAAACAGGTTTGCCTTCTTTGTTATAAGCTACTAACATCCCTTCTTTTTGCCATCTGCGGATTGTCCGAGAATTACGTCCAATGAATGCCGCCGCCTCTTCTTGAGTTTCAATGATTTCGGCGGCGGCAATTTCTGCACGTGAATCGCGGCTTTGGACTGGTGATTTATCGTTTGTCCCTTTAGACATCAGCTTCCTTGCTATGTTTAACGTTCGAAAAATTGATATCAGGCAACATGAAACATGCCATAAGAGCCGCCTTTTTGCGGCCTCCATTCGCCCACACCTATTGCAAATCCGGCTATATTAAACAAATTTGAAATTTGCCCGACGGAGAGAACATTGCTATTAAACCTTATTTGCAATTTGACCGACCATTTTTTAAATTGGCCACGATATCTGATGTCGGCCACTCCCATGCCAATCCGCACCATATCTTCTCTTGGCGTGGGCTTGGACCCTTCTATCTTGACCAACTCCCCTACGACATGAAAAGCCCCGCGAGCCAGCACTTTTGTTACGCCGTCCACAAATGAACATCCATTAATAGCCGCCGCCTTGAAAGCAACTGCCGGGAACCCGTATCCGCCGCCCGGATAAGGATAAAGCGACTCCTCGAAATCCTGTTCCGGGTCCTTTGCTTTTTTCGCCTGTTGTGCCTTTTTCATCTGTCGGTTGAGCATTAACTCTTTGGCTTTATTGCTCCACGCGTGACATATCAGGGGACTATCGCCTTCTAATTTTAATTCCATCAACTTAATATCCAGTGCCGGTATCTCAATTACCTGCTCTGTCTGTTTTGTCTCTTTTTTTTTAGTCATTTTTTGCCCTTTCGCCGATTCAGTTAATAAAATTTAAACTAATCCAAACCTTGCCTGCCATGCCGAAATGAACCTTGCCTTGCCCTGCCAAACCAAACCACGCCGGGACCTGCCTGCCATGCCTGACCTTGCCGCATCTTGCCTTACCATACCTGATCTTACCTCGCCAAGCCATACCTGCCGCGCCGTGCCAGACCATGACCCGCCTCGCCTTGGTTCACCCAACCCGGTCAAAATTTCATCCGGCCTTTCGGCGTTTAATTTTCTTCTGCTGTTCTGCCGCCACTTCTGCAATCGCAGCGAATATTCGAGATAATTCCTTCAGGTCTTCATACTTCTGCTGCCAATTCTGCAATTCGCCCATCGCTTGAAGGAGAAGTTGCTCTCTCAGATGCGGCTTCGACATCGCTCTTTCAAATGGCGTGTAATGAATACCTCTTTCTTCTTCCACACTGACGAATGCTCGAACTTTCAACAAATCTTTATTGTTTTTACCTTTTTGAATGATAACAAGCTGGACAAGAATCTGCCGGGCTTGTTCTTCGCGGTAATTCTTCGCTGCCACTGTATCGTCCCATTCGAAGAGATTGTGCAGGGGCGATTTTTTGGCTTTCGCCTCTTTAACAATTGCTTTTGCCGTTATTGCCCCCCTGTTCTTTTTGGCGATTTGCTCGATGCAATCGCCCGCCGCCTGTGCGCTGACATTGCCTTTCGGCTGAAACTTCCATTTGTAAATCATGTTATTTCTCCTTTATCAAAAAAATGTTTCCACAACTTATTATGCTTTCCGCATGCAAAAATGCATCGGTAGTTTTCTTTATATCTCTCTCGCTTATTGTCCTCTCGTCACGGCGAAGCGTGCCGTAGCCGGGCTCGTCACGGCGAAGCGTGCCGTAGCCGGGCGGGTTATACTTCGCCGGGTGAATCTCGCTCATCTTGAACTGCTTGACCTGCGGCTCAACCTTGATTTCCGATTTACGATTTCTCATTTTTGATTTTTGATTTCTCATTTATTTTTTCAATCCCAAATCCTAAATCTGAAATCCTAAATCACTTTTTCCGCCGCTGCCGGCAGCAGGCCCTTAAATCCCTTCGCCTTCATCGACTCGAATAAAGTCTGCTGTTTCTGATGGTCATAAAGGTATGGCAGGAATACCTCTATCATCTCGACCTGCGACAGTTCAATCAGTGCCATCTGCGCCTCAATCCAGTCCGAAATTATCTTCCACGTCGTCCGCTCCGCCTGTTCAGCCAGTTTTTTGAAGGTTTCCGGCCTTGCCCTGCGTGACATGTTCGCCCGCAGTATTTTCTCGCATTCCGCCAGTCTTGCGGGCAATTTGTATGGCACTTCCCGCCCGCCGAGCTGCATCATAAAGCAGATGCCCGATACCTTGCCTGCCTCATCATAGAGTTTCAGTATCTGTCTTGCCCCGTGCTTTGTTAATTGTTCCTCAATATAAGAAATCGAGCGCGAGACCGACACCGTCGATGTATAATTTTTAAGTGCCATTGTTTACCTCATCGTTTTTAGCTCATAAATCACGTTTTAGGGGATATGTTATACCCCTGTTTTCAACCTGCGCAATCCTGGCTTGATTTTCATTCCCGCTTCATTCATCTTAATAATCCGTGTCAATCCGTGTTAATCCGTGGTTAATAAACTTAAAATTTCAAAATGCGGGATGGTTTCAGGTTTGGAGTCTTAGCTTTTTACATTTCCTTGTCCCCATCCCGCACCGCGTAACTTATCACCTTGTTTGCACTCATCAATTATCACTTATCAATTATCAATGCATCTACTTCACCTGCCTTTCTTTATTTATGATTTCTGATTTTTGATTTATTATTTTCATTCATCACTTCGTTTTATCGCCCTCATAATAACCATAGCCACCTGTACCACTATCGCATTGCCTAAACATTTAAGTCTGTCCACCCTATTGGGAATCCCATCAGCCACTCGACCCACGTCGGGTTCAACTGCCCACTGACTACATTCGGCAGACAATCTGTTTTGTTGCCATAATTGCCTCGCTGACTTTTGCCCTTCCAGTCCCTGCTTTTTAGGGTAGGCAGTAATCTTGCCACCGCCGTCGCCAAATCGTCCCCGCCCGATTCTTTCCTGTTTGCTCTTGCAAAGTCCGGCCCCGATGGAGTTGCCTTCGGTGTCGGCCACATTTGAACGGCGTTTGTCAGCTTCATCGCATGTCTTGTTTTGCCCGTAAATTCCTGACCTTTCATTACACCGCATGCATCGGTCGCTACTATTGTGGGCCACAATCCAGATCCTGTCTCTCTTATGTGGCGCACCAACGGCACAAGCCGGTATAATTTCCCACCAACAGTCATACCCGATTTCGGCCAGTCTCGATAAAATTCCGCCGAAGACGTTTCCTTCTTGAAGGGCAAACAGGTTTGGAACGTTCTCCAGGATTGCGTAGCGTGGTCGAACTGCCCTGATGGTATCGAGGGTAACAGGCCAGAGCCATCTATCGTCAGCAGTTCCACGTTTCTTCCCTGAAATACTCGCAGGCTGGCAAGGCACTCCAGCCGTAAGTAAGTCAATCTGTTCAAAATGTCTAATTCGTTCGTTGTTGATGTCATTTATTATTTCCACATCAGGCCAGTGCTTTTTCAAAACCTTACAGCAAAACTCTTCACTCTCGCAAAAGGCGACCGGTTCATAATTTTCCTGCCATATATTTTGGGCGGCCAAAACGAACCCGCCTATCCCTGTGAATAAATCAAGATGTCTCATTCTGAAATAGCCAATTCTCGCATTCTTCACCTCAATCAATTTTCTTAAATCGCCTGTCCGCACAAAAAGTCAATCATGTCACCATCGCCAAACAAAAATCGCCGCATCCTTCCTTTGGGTCCTTCCGGCTTCATACGATGGCCGCTAAAAGTGAATCGTGTCACCATGCATCTTTTGTCCGGCCATTTCCCTGTGGCTGGACACGCATTTCCCTGCGCAAAATTCGCTTTTTGCGCGCCATCAGGAACTACAGAAAGTTGCAACCTCTGGGAAGGACCCAAATCATTATGTTTTGATGCGCGCACTCTAATTTTAACCCTTCCCAAAAACCCCATTTCCGATTTGAAAACAAGGATTCTATGTCCCCACGTTTTTAGCTTAAAAACGCACATTTGCCTGAAAAAGCGGACATTCCAAATTGCCACTTTTACAAAACCTGCACTCCTAAGCAAATAACAGGGGGTAGTGGACAAACCCATGTCCGCCTCATTTTTGAGCGAATAACCCATATTGCACAACTAAAAACCTTTTTATTGAATTAAAAACGCTGTTTTCAAACAGCCGTTTGAATGTCCGCTCCCTTATTTTTTGTGTTTTTGAGCGTGATTTACCACAAACAGAACTGTTTGAATCACATCGACTTACGAATATATTCCGAAACAAAGTCATCATTACTCTATAAAAGGTTTACATTGGCTTACAAAAACTCATCATAACTGCGGTCCAAACGCTCACCCATCCCGTTCGTATGACCGCTAATAAAATGCAGGTATTTGGCCGTTGTCTCCAGGCTCGAATGCCCCATTAGATTCTGCAACGCATATATATCAATCCCCGCTCCTCCATCTTCCATCGACCTTAAAGCATTAACCGCAAAGGTATGCCTGAACATATGGGGATGAATCGCTTTGGCTATGCCGGCAGCCTGGCCCAGGCCTTTTATCATCCTATATAGCGAAACAGATGCCCGGGTCCTGACCTTCAACTCGCCGGTTTTCTTGTTGGTTTCCTTGACTGCCTGCAGATATGGACGTTGTTGCGAACTGTAAAATACAGGTCTGCTTGTGTCACTGCGGCGAATGTGACGTGGTAGGGTTTTCGGTCTGATTTCGCGCACGTATTTATCAATCTCCCTGACCAGACGTGGACCGATCGGTACCATCCTGTCTTTTTTGCCTTTGCCCATGTAAACCTCAATCACCTTCTCACCCAAGACAGCAGGCATATCCTGCAGCCGGAGCTTGGCCAACTCCTGAATACGCAGGCCGGTATTTAGCAAGATATCACACATAAGATAAATCCGCCTGCCGGCGATCGTATTGGCTCGCTTTCTTAAATAGACCATGAGTTGCTGCTCTTCTTTGGCAGTAAATACCTTTCTCCAGGTGACAACATCTTTGCGATTTTGAGGCCCTGTCCGCGGCTGTCGCATGTATTATTCCGTCCCTGGCAATCGTCCCTGAATCGGTGAAATTGTTATCAAAACCTTCTCGCCGGATTCAGCCAGTCCTTTAAGCAAATCCGCCTGCACCGTACTTACCTCAAATTTGCCGAAATGAATCTTCGGCCCCTTTTCAGCGAAAACCACGTCCTTGATTTTGGTTTCCGAACTTATCTTCGGAAACACCCCTACCACGTTTTCCGGTTTTTTGCTTTTGTTTTTTTCTTTCTTCGCCATAATCTTTATCTTTCTGTTTTGTTGTAGTGGGGATATTAATTCTCAATCTTTTTTTTGCTTTTTTATGATAGGGCATGCCCTGAAGAATATTCCGCAAATATGTGTTTTCCTCGAGTAGAAGTGCTAATTGTTTATTGGTAAGTTCTCTTTCATTTGTTCTTGTCTGGCCAAAATCTTTTACCGCCTGTTTATAATTTTTGATTTCTCTCTGTATTTTTCGCCACTGAAAAATCCCGTATAAAGATATAAACCAAAAAACCCCGAAGAGAAATACCTGAGGATATTCACCCGCAATGATGTTGTACCAGCACCACCAGGCATTGCTGATAAGCCACAGCAAAAATCCCTGCCATTTGCCCCGGGTATTCAGAAATGCCCCCGCCAGTGCCACTGCCACGACAAGCCACATCATTATTTTTATTATCATCTTTTGACTTTTCTTTTCTTTATCTTTTGACCTTTCTTCTGTCTGTGTTATAAAAATGAACGCCATCTAAATGTTTGGCTAAGTCTGATTTAATGAAATAATCCTTATTGAATTTTCTGCAGAGTCGAATCGCCGCGATGCCGAATCTTCGCCAGGCCTGAGCAGTAAGCGTGTCGCAGTGGTTCATCTTACCTATTCGGTATTGGTCAACGATTGTGTGGGTCTGGCGGATTATTTCGAGCGTCGCCGCTGGCTCGATGACCGGCTCCAGGCTGACGAAGGTCTCAATGCCCTTAATTTTCGCAAGTTCGATGGCTGCAATCCTGTCTTCCGGCAGCGCTGCGTGCGGTTCGTGCAGCAGACTTTTGTCTTTATCTAATAGCGTCAGCGTTGTCCCAAACGCATCGTGCGGCCCGTACAAATCGAAATCTCTTGCCGCCCTCATCCCTCCTTTGGTCAGTATTTGAAACGGCACATCGCAGGCCCGCAGGATTTTAATGGCTTGCCGGGTGATTTCCTCTTTATCATCTAAGGGTTGATAAGGGTCGCAGGCAAAGCAAAGCAAAACCCTCTCATCCGTCCCCGCAAAATTTGGCGCTTCTCTTCGCAGCTGATAAAGCACATCCCAGCGGACCGACTGCTCGGTGAAGAATTTGTTGTTGTGCGTAACATCAGGCACGTAGCAATACATACATCCGTGGGAACAGCCCACGTACAGGTTCGCCGCCAAATGCGAAAACTCCGCCGCCCTGCCTGCCGGTTTATAAATAACACCCATAGTTCTCCTCGTCAATTTTTGTGGAGATATTCTCTATTCAAGTCACGAGTTGCAGTTTTGTAGCCCATCTTAAATGCTTCCCTGAATATCTTAGGAATAATCCCTCCGGCAATATGTTCATAACATTCAATCAATTGCGCCTTTTCTTCCACCGAAAGAGCGAGTAAATACCCATAGAGTCCGATTTCTATTTTTTCAAACATATCCATTTTGTTAGCCTTTCCTTCGACTTCGCTCAGGATCGCTGAACCTGTCGAATCATTCTGCTGCCCGTGTGCCCCGTGGTGCCGCTTTGACCGCCGGGGCCGCTATTTACACCCTATGATTTGGCCTTCTTTGCCTTGGCCGCCTTTTTCATTTATTTGTTTTTGCCGGCACAGCCGCTGCACAAATCACCGTGCCCTTCGATCCAGTGGCATGGTTCTTCCGATGTCTGGCAGGGATTCTCTTCAGTGCATCCGCAGATGCGACACTTCTTGACCTTGTCCGCCGTTTCAAGCTTTACCTTTTTAGTTTTTGATTTTTTATCTTTGCTTTTTGATATCTCTTTTGGTGTTCCATCCGCTTTCAGATTCGCCCATTCCGCCGGCTCTTTGAACTCATCCCTGCTGCAGACCTCTTTGTATTTCTCGTCGAGGTCAATGCCGAGCAGTGGTGCGATTATCCTGCCCAGTTCGATTTCTTCCTTATTACCATCTGTGTATGAATATCTCATAGCTTCCTGGGTGCTTTTCCAGATTTGGGCCTGCAGCCAGCACTTGGCCTTCTTGGCATCCTTTCTGAATAGGTCGATCGCTTGTGTTATAAAAGCAGAATCATTCGGAGCTGATGTATCGATACCCAGACCTGTCGCCAGAACCACGATGATAAAAAACTTGTCCGGGTGTTTTATATCCTCTGGCTTTAACTTCATAATCTCCGAATACATCTCTTTCAATACCGCTGCCCAGCGGTTCTCCTCCAGCTCCGCCCGCAGTTGCTTTAGCGTTTTCGGTTTGCCGGGCGGCCTGGCCGCTGATTCCTCCTGCCCCTTTTTCACCTTCACATTCACATAAAGGATCTTGCCCTTGCCGCTGTCATCAATTACTAATGCCGGCACAGCGCCTTTGTCGGTCTTCTTGACCTTCTCATATTGCCATCTGCTCAGGGATTTGCCGTAGATTTTCTTGTTCCGGTCGATTGTGTCTTGTTCATAACAACCGCTCCCTTCCACATAAACCAGCCCGGGATATTCCGCCTGGACCTCCGCGAGCTTTTCCTTCGCAGTTGCCACATCCTTGTTCAGCCAGCATTTCTTGTCGAGGCATCGGTCTTTTTCGCCCGTTACCTCTTCCGGCTTTTCCGCCCATAGTGTCGGCTGGCAGGAACTTCGCTTTGTGCAGTTCACGCACTTGCCCGTATCGAACGGCGCCTTTTTCAAAAGCAGGAATAGCTCAGCCAGCTTTTTATCGAGCTCTTTGACCGTGACATGACAATATTGAAGGCTCTTCACTATCTCCCCATCCTGAATATGCTGCGGAAACCTCGCTATCAAACCCAGATGCGCCGCCGTGAAATAACTGTAGTCGGGATTCTCGAGGACCAGCTTTTTCCATTTCTCCGACAGGTTGCTGTTTATCAGCTCCCGCTGCCGCACCCACTGCTCGGGCTTGCCTATCTTCGACGCTACCGCCACAATGTCGTCTTTGAATTTAGCCATCAGCGTCGCGACCGCCTTGCCCTGCTCGAGGATTGTCAGGTCTTCGCGTGCGAAATTCTCGGCGAACGTGACCTCGAATGCCGCATCATCGCTTAGTTCACCGTGATTAAGGGCGGGGATCGTAACCAAGCCTGCTTCTCCGGCCGCCAGCAGCCGACGTTCTCCGGCAATTAGTTCGTAGTCATATTTACCGCTGGTTTTCTCTCGCACGTGGATAGGCACTTTGACCCCCATCGATTTTATGCTGCTGACCAGCTCGAGGAATTCCTCACTCTTTTTGTTAATTATTCGCGGGTTGTCCCCGCTGATTCTGATTTGCTTGATTTTCAATTCACAGAGTTGCATTGTAACTTTCTCCTTTCTTGCCTCGACTCTTGTTGAAGGCAAAGCCGGGCATCGATTCGGTTTTTAATATGTCCCCATCCATCAATCTGTGACGGATGGGGGTTTGTCAATTTGTTTATAAATATTTGCCGTTTTATTTAATTCGCTACCGGCAATATCCCTCGAATGATGCTAATCACATCGTCCGCGCTCGAGCCTTTTGGTATCAACTTTTGCAGCTCAGCGCTTAATTTTCCCCATTCCGCAGGATTGGCCTTTTTATATTCCTCAATAGCCGTAACTGCCGAAGCAAGGACTGTATGGGTCTGGTCAGCCAATGTTTTTGCCTGAGTAATCTGCGGTTTCAATTTTGCCCACATTCCTGCAAGACCACCTAAAATGCCAACGATAAGCGTGACAATCGGAACGGCACCAGGGAAGAATGTTGAGGCAACCACAACAGCTGCTGGTGCAGCCACAGTCACTACCCCTGCTGCCGAATCAAAGACTCCTGCCCAATTCGGGTCAATTATATAAGTCTTTTGACCGGTTACGGGGTCGATGCGTGAGATACATCCATATATCCCAATCACCACCAACATCATTGCCAGCACAGGCAAAAAGCCCTTTGCAAATTTTCTAACGTTCTTCATATTTTTCCCTTTCCAAAAAACGTTAATATTCCCCTATTTTATCCAATAGTTTTTTTTGTTTGTTGAACCCTGTCTCCTGCTTGATTTTCGCAACGAATAGCCCTTTTTTATTGGCGGCCGTCGAACTTTTCGCAGTCCTTGCCCATTCCACGGCATCCCTGAATATTGAACCCGGCAACTTGCCTACCTGGCATTGCTCTACAAGATAAGCAACGATGCGTTTGAAAGTCTGGGTTTCTCGTGCGGTAAAGAATTGGAATATTCCCGGGACTTGTTCCGTGCCTATGACCTGTTCTATGAAGAAATTCAGATCTTTTTTTATTTGCAAATCCAATTCCAGCTTTTTTTCAGAAGAAATCAATCCCAACCCTTTGGATTTGGTTGATTCATCTGTTAAACCATTGGTTATTGGATTTGGTAATGGTTTGTCATTTCCGGCAAATCCATTTGCCCGTTTTGACAAATCCATTTGCCCGTTTTGACAATTCGATTTGTCAATTCTGACAAATCGCTTTTCATTCGTGAAGGCATACCAGGATGTGTGGTCGTAGCCCTTGGGATTGTAATTTCCTTTTGTCAAAACTTTCATCTCTATCAACTTGTCCAATATCACCCTCAATTGCCGGGTAGTCCAGTAAGGAAAAATCTCCGTAAAGGCTCTCACTGAGAAGTAGGTCCATGTGCGACCATCGAATAGGTGTTTATTGTGAGCTTTGTTTTTGATAATCCAGAACTGCAAGTGGCGCAAAACAATCGCCGCATTCACCCCATACTTTTCCGCAATATCGACATCAAACAGATGTTCCACTTCCTGCCTCACTCATTACGCAAATCTCTGCCTGGCATCCGGACTTGCCGTCCCAGGCTGAGCATCGTATTTTTTGGTATGGACATAAAGTCGCCGGCAATTCTTCATGCGAAGGATTCTCCGGCACGCCAAACAATTGCTCATCTGTCAATGGTTGATTTGTCATTTTTCAATCATCAATTATCCCTGGCACGGCCACGAGCCGTGCCGTGGCCGGCAATTATCAATCATCAATAATCATTCAAATAGTGTCGCCGTTTCTGCCGCATGTTGTTTTCTAACATTGCGAACACTCTGACTGTGTCCGAACTTACCCAGTACACTTCCTGCCTCGCTGACCTTCAATTTCTCGATGATTGGTTTTTCTGTTTTCTGCCGTCTGAAGCATTTGAGATATTCGCAATTAACGCATCTGTCCGGTATAATTGTTTTATGCGGCTTGTCCGGCAGCCGTTCCCATCCCGCTGGCTGCCTGTAATCGCCCTGCGCTGCCCAGAAGTGATACGTCTTTTTCTCCCCATCCCAGATGCCTTTGAACACCCCGATATCATTGACAATCCTTAGCTCGACCAGCTCGTTTCTTCTGGCTGTGACTTGATTGATTTTCCAAACCCTTTTGAATTCTCGCGGTTTTAATGCCTTCTGTTCTTTTAGATTTAGTGCCTCGAGAATCCGCAGGTCATG